TGATCTGGCGTTGGCAACTGTGACGAATCTCCTTCAGTACCATAAAGTAGATCTTCAAGCACAGCTAGATCCGATGGATTAGCATAACGTGAATCTACTACGAAATGCGCCGTACGCTTGAATGCAGAAACAGGAGGCGGTAAAGTTGTGATTGTCCAACTCAACTGCATTGGGTCTGCAGAATCACCAAGAGTTGCATGAGCTCGAGTAGCAGGTGCAGCAAGTGCACCATAAACTAAATGAATCTTGTATCCTAAATCTGGTCCTTCGATTTCGTTACCAATTCGTGTTCGGTATGAAAAACCGAAAGGCTTTCTTGGCTGTTGTGTGGCGAAAAGTCCATTGTGGATTGGTATGATCCCATCACTTGGGCCAAATTCCGCCGGAGCTCCATAAGACACAAGCGTCGCATTAAACTCTTCAGCCGTAGCCAAATTAAGATACTTCACACCATCAAGGTAATAAGGTCTTGGTAATCCTCCCCCGGGGGATTCTGTCACTGAAATAAGGCCAGACCAAGCGACACCAATGCCGTCAAGAGGATACAAAACACCTTGGTCAATACCAGTTTCAAAGAATCGCTCAGTTCGAGCTCCCCAAACAAGTTGTGCCATGTCGTTCCTCCTTTCAGCCTTTCGTTCCCATAGATTCACGTCTCTGAGCATTTAGAGAACGCTGATGTTGCATCATTTCTCGACGTCCAAGTTTCCGTTTCGGTTGATTCTTTAGGTTAATTACCTTAATAAGTGTAAGAAGACGATTCAAATGCCATTTCTCACAGTAAAGAGGAACGTTAAGAGTAACCATCCAATAATAAATGATTTCGGCTGTGATTACATCTCGAACCGGACGTTTTGGACCGATCTCTTTGAACGTTGTAGCCGTTTGTGCTGCGTTGATGTAGACGTTAATAGCTTGAACATTGTCTTTTGACAAGTGTTGAAAGACTTCTGCAGGAACTCCCGGAGACAAAACCATAGCCATTATGTATGCGAGAGTTTCTGCAGAAGTTTTATCATCAGTACCTAAGAATGGCTTTTCGAATTTCGACTCCCATTTTGACAGTGAGACCAGAGAATGCTCAAGCTGCAAGTCGAAAGACTGCATGGTAACAAACTCACCGGTTGCTTCATTGAAACCCTCAGTAAGTGGAACAGTAATGCTGAGCACCTCTGGTCTCCTCTCTTAGTAGAAGTGTTTAGACGAAGACGATGAGCCAGTCGTCGTCCACACCAGCCGGGAAGTAGTAGCCGGCTGCTGGGCGAGCCTTGATGAACATGTTTTCCGTAATCGGAGCGGTCGGACCTGATGGCAAGTCGCCGTCGGCGTCCGTGTAGTAGATGACGCCAGTAACGGCCGGGATTGTAACGATGTCGGTGGCCGAAACATACGTTGGCTCAAGAGGCGTGGCCGACGTCATAGTACCGGTGAAGATGGCCAGAACAGCTGCCGGTGACGGCAAGGACGGATCGGTACCGACTCCACCATAAAGCATTGCCTCGAGCGTGGCGAGAGCAGTAGAATCTACCTTGGTTGAATCAATCGTCATACTCGCAGTAGGCTTGTAGGTACTTACGGCCAAAGGAGTCGTAGTGACTTCCCAGCTGAATGTAATTGCCTCAGGTGAGTCGTTGATCGTGTTGTAAGCTTTCTCGGATGGTGCCGCGAGGCAATTCCAAACCAAGTGTAGCTTGTAACCGAGCTCAGTGTTGAGAAGATCGTTGCCAAGACGAGTACGGTATGACAGGCCAAACAACCTTCGTGGCTGCTGACCAATAGACACACCTGCTTCTGGCACTGCTGATCCATCACACTCAGCGAATTCGTCGGGGTAGGTATATGCTTCGACAGTGCACCCGAATTCCTCAACCGAGAGGAGGTTAAGGTATTTGATGTTGTCTGCATAAGTCGCGGTTGCTTCTGCACCAGTCGGAGACTCGGTGACAGTAGTAAGACCGTTCCATGCAAAGCCGGTGTCATAAACACCGCTTGGGTTCGGTAGGTATAGAACTCCATGATCGACACCGGTCTCATAGAACCGTTCGCCGACATTGTCCCAGGTAAGAGCAGTCACTGTACTCCCCTTCAGAAGTAGAGATTGAAGACGGTGTGGTTGAGATTGTTCACCGCATACGCCCTGCTAAAAATACACAAAGGCAAAGAAGCAACCGTTTTCGGAATCACACTATCAGGATCCTTATCGATTACGGTCACCATGTATCGCGTCGTGAAACGGTACGGTGAGTTATTCGCGAAGTCCGTGCTCATGTTATTAACCTTGTACACGATACACGGATACGCCATTTCGAGACCCGCTGGCGGCTGGAAATATACATTAGGGGCAATAATCTCAAGAAGAGATTGGAGTTGAGTCCTTGTCCCCATTCCAAACACCTCCCAACCGCAGAATAAGCCGAGGTCTCTCGACAGTCACTTCCGTAACTTTCCAGAGAACCCCTTGCCACCGAATATAGCGCATCGCGAAGATGTGTTCGTTGGCGTATGCGTCCGCGACAATGCTGATCGAGTTCTGAACAGAAATATCATCATTTACTTTCTGTTCATCCTCCCGAAGTTTTCGCACGTTTCGCATCACGTCGCCATAATATGGACGTTCCGTGATAATAGATGTGAAAACTCCGGGAGCACTCTCTACAGTCTCGCCGTACCCGATTGCACCAAAAAACTTAGCCACCGGGTACTACACCTCCGATTTATGCGTCGTCGCGAGTAAACGTCCACTCGTCATTGATGTTGTCTGCCAGGAAGTAACCCGCGGAAGGAGTTGCAACCACAGTAACACTTGCGCCGGCAGCAATGGCCGCCTGTGCGCCAGTAGACATGGTCACGCCAGTGTCCTTGTTCTTGTAGACAACACCAGTAGTAGCGACGATAGTCACTACACCAGTGCTAGCTACGAAGGTCGGAGCATTCGGGACCACAATAACGTCCGTGCCAGCAACCTTCTTGAAGATGAGTGCGGACTTTAGCTTGGTAAGAGCACCAGACAGACGTGTCTCCATCAGGTACTTATACTGGTTGTAGTCGATGTCAAACTGATCGAATGTCGCGATCTCGCCGCCTCGGTTGGTACCGACGTTGTAATCCTGCAGGTTCACCAGAATGGCCAGAAGATTTGACTCGCCCTCCATGACCTCGACAGGAACAATTCGATCCACACGCAATTCAGCAGCCAGTTCATCCATCGTTCGGTAAACTCGACGACCAACAGCATCACGCAAAGTCAGCATCTTGGCGATGACCACCTCAGTGGTGAACATCGTAGGCATGCCGGTTCCCTTGTAGTATCGACGGTTTGAAATAACCGCGTCAACAAACTCAAGATAGCTCGAAGACGCATCGTCGACGTTCACATTGACCGTCATGGCGTAATAATCGTGGTCATTGAGGATCGAACGGATACCGTCACCGCTAGCAGCAGCGATCGGGTCCTTGATCTTGTCCTCGTCGTCCACAGCACGACCGTCGCCGATCAGGATAGCGCGAGCCAACTCTTCCTCAAGCATGAGTCGAATTTCGCCCCACAGCCACGCCACCACGTCGAAGTCAGTGATATCGATGATGTCATCGCGATCCAGCTTCTGCTTCTTGTAGATGGTGGTCGGACCAGTGGTCCGCTTAGACACGCCGAAGAACTCTTCCTTCTTCAGCGAACCCTTGACGTAGCCCTTTGCCCGAGCTTCATCGAGGGTCAGATCAGCCGACAGCGTTTTGATGCGGGAGAACGGGGTCTTGTGGGTGCCGTTCAGGACAGCGGCAACCCATTCGGTCCGACGCTTGTCGAATTCCGGCGTAGCGGTGATCGCCTGAGCCTCAGGAAACAGAACGTCAATGTTGTCGATGTTGTGGGCAAGGGCATACTCTTCTAAAGCTTCCTTCCACGATCCGCCCTTGCGAGCACTTTCGAAGATCCCTTTGATGGCGTCATGAGTGAGGGTGTGCTTCTCACCCTGCGACGCGCCAGTCGTCTGGTCGAAGACGTTCTTCGTCACGGTGGTGTTTCCTTCCTGATGGGTGAGGTCGCCCTCGGTGGCTTCAGTACCTTCTTCGGTGCTCTCAGTGGATTCGGTACCATCTGCGGTACTCTCAGCGGTGCCGTCTTCGGTACCCGACTGAGCTGCGGAACTTTCACCGGCGTTTTCAACAGCAACACCGATCATGTAATGAACAGCATTCTTCTGTTCGTCGGTCAAAGAGTCATAGACTTCCTGAAGTGTCCGACCAGACTTCTTATCCGCGTGTTCGAACTCGAGCTCGAGACCGGTGTAGATGATGGCTTCGTCCTCGAGAGTTTCGACCTCTCCGTCGCTGTGCTGAACGGCTACGTAGTCGATAAGTGCTCCCGGATTCGCTCCAGACAGAACTAGACTAACTTCACGAATAATACCATGAAGAACCTGTTTGGCCTTACCAATCATCTTCTCGACAAGCGCATTCGCATAGATCGAAAGCGAGTTGATATCACCATGTTCGACGAGCGCCTTGGCAGTCAAACCAGCCGGCGTGCCATTGAAATAACCGTCGCAGTAGACTCCGTCTTCGCGTGCATGTAGAAGAACGTGACCTAAAATGTTTTCCGGGGTATTGTGACCGTGCTGCCAAACTAGAGGAACCTGAATGCCATCCATGTGTTTAAACGCTTCGGCAGTGATAGTTCGTCCGTCGGAGCACTTGAGACCAGCCTTAGTGGCGTAACCGCTGAAATCAGCTTCCATTTTGACTGTTCCCCTCCTTTTCTGTCTGTGTTGAATTGGTTTGCTCCGACGGAACCTCTTCTGGTTCCGGCATACTGGTATTCCGGAGCTCGTCGGACTTCGGATCCTTAGAGGGCTTCCATCCAATAGCAGTCCTCATATCATTGGGGGAAGCTATCTCACCTCGGATGAAGACATCGGCGATCTCGGCCACCTCACTGATAGGTACCAGCTTGAATGGATCACGGAACGCCATGATCGATTGCTTCTGTGTACGGGCAGTCTTGGTTAGGAAAGCGCGACGCATGGCCTCCATGACGCTTGTAACAAGCGGCTCGATCGTTCGATTGTGGTAGTTCAACATTGTCTTCTCATCGGCTGTGCCATTCATAACGTTGGCAGTTAAGCCTAGCTGGTTGTAAAGCAGCTCCATAAGAAGCTCAACCTGCTTGAGAAGATTGTTTTCGGCAGGACGATTAAGTTGTGTGATCTTCTCGGTGGCATCGACATAAGCAATGCCGTATTTACTACCACTGAGTTGATGCTCAAGATCTGTCCTTCGATGCGCTGCCTGCTGTCGTCGTGACTCAGATTTAACCGCATATGGTAGTTGAATGATGATGTCAAGCTTTCCAGAGCTCGATTGGTCATCGACAATGTCGAGAAGACTCAGTTTTCGAAGTAGTCTCTGAAGAGTTGAGTTATACTCATTCATAACGTTATACATCGGATTCTCAACGATCGCAACGTACTTCTTTTCTAAGGTGATCTGTTCTTTACGACCTTCACGTTCGTTATACACGTTCAAACGAACGTGATACGGTTCCCAACCAACAATTTCACCAACCCGTATTGTTTTAACATCAAATCCACCAATGGAAGGATTCAATGTTGTGTCGACGGGAACAAGGCCAACAACGCCCCTGTCAAATAATGTCGTGAAGATATCCTGGCGGAAGTGCCGAGCGGCTTGGTCGAGATTAGCTTCGACCGTAAGACAATCTTGTAGACCACTCTTGATATCTTCCGCATAACGACCTTCATCGTCGAGTCGAACGTGTCGAAGATCTGCTGCTGCCGCATCGATGGCTAAACGCGTATAAATCGAGGATATGATTGAGCGTTCGTTTGAAACTCGAAGGCGTACTCGATCGGGTCGCGTACCGAAACTAGCCGCAGCTGCCGCCGAATGAATTTCACGATCAACGTTTATGAACGCGTTCCATGCGTGTTTCAAACGGTCAAATATAGCCATATGTCACCTCCCTTCCAGGAAGAAGTTCTTGGTTAGGAGTGCTACGTCAACATGACTCCAGCTGCACGAAGCTTAGCGAGGAGAAGATTGAAATCGACTACCATGGCTGGTAAAGTGGCAGCAACACTATCGACCTGAGCTGCAACAACTTTAGCTCCAGCGAGAGCTACTCCAGCTTCGTTAAAGAGCGAAACGCGCTCCATTTGTTGATTCGGTGTTGGCGAAGTTTGTGGAACGACAGCTACCTGCTTGACGACCTGATTCATCGAACAGTCTCCTTAAGATTTTCGAGTTATAGGAATATAACTTACAAACGCCGAGCAGCAGAGACAGCTGCCACACCACTAAGCATTGTTGTACCTGCAATAGCCATTACGGTTACTACTGTCTCTGAACCATGTTTAGTTTGATTTGCTAGTTCATAGTCGGTATTTAACTTTTCTCGAGTATTATTTAGTGTTTTACGTGCTTCACGACGGCCAATGATATGCCGATCACGCTTGTACTTAGTCTTTGCCGACTTGTAATCGCGTAGAAGTTGGCCACTTGCGACTCGCGCGCGAGCTTGATCGATAGATGCGTTTCGCTCCACACGATCCCGCTGACGAGAAGCCTTGTTCAAACCACGCATTTCTTTACGATGCTCACGTCGAACACCCCACTTCATGCCTCGAGTGCCGAAGTGTTCGAAAACTTCTTCAGGAGATCCAGGTTTCGTCTTGTAATCCATGTAACACCTCCTGTCAGCGGAATATTACTCGAACGCCTCCTTGTTTACTTTGTAAGCTACAAAGGCATCCATCATTGCGGATACGTTGTCGATCTTCTCCTCGTAACGACGTTTGAGAAGTTTACGGTTCCCATTAGTATCTTCGATGGTAATAGCATTACCCATCGCGAATTGCATCAGAGCTTGATCGAAAAGCAGGAGACGCTGTCCGGCTAGATGTTTAAGCTCACCAAGAGGCACGGATTCCGTTCTAGCACCCTGCTGAACTTTCTCTATCCCGAATGGCCCATTCTCTACTTCCCAACGAGCAACAAACTCTTTGGCATTATACGGGTCAAAGCCAAGAGCTCGAACATCATAGTTCGATGCTTCGATAAACTGTTCGAGGTCATCGTAAACCTCCATCATGTCGAGAATTGTTCCCTCAAGCACGTGAAGACTGCTTTCATTGAGGAATTCTTGATACTTCTGGCGCATGGCGCCAGGTAGCTTCTTAAGCGTCAACGAAGTGATATAGCTCCTCGTCTTTACTCCAAACTGACCGTTTGGCAACGGAAATAAGAATGTAAACGCACAGAAGTCGTCGCCTTGGGAGAGGTCAGCTCCGAGAGCGCATGGCATCTCCCAAAACTCTCTTGGGCGATGCGTTAAAGTCTCTTCGTAAGTGAAGAAGTAAGTGTAGCCCTCCATCGGAATGCCAAACCGCTTCGCCAAAATATCGTTTCGAGATGCTGGAGCATTCTCAGCTCTTTCAACGTCAAGTTGGTACGTTTCATAAGAAACCGTTAACCCAAGGTTCGGATTGGCTTTTTGCCACATTGCTGGATTTCCGACCTCTTCAAGTTCATCAAGTCGATAATGCCAAATGGAAATATGTGGAGCTTTGTATTCGCCTTTCAGAATCTTAGCGAGTTCTAACTTAATTGTGTCACCAGAACCATTTCGAACCGTTCCTTCTGAACTTATGGCTACAATTAACCAATCGTCCAGTTTTGAGGCTCCTTGCTCTACAGCACCAACAACATCTTCCCTAAGATCGCCGGATAACCATTCGTCAATTGTACTGATCTTTGGACGAAGACCTTGTAGCTTGGCAATCGACATCGGCCGAACCTCAAGAAGCGATCCAGTAAGGAAGTTTTCAATTCCCTTCTTGGTACTTACTAGTTTCTGACGTAATGCACGGTTGCCTGTTGTGTTCTGCAAGCTGCCTTCGGTCAAGAACTTGAATAAAGGTCCTCGACTACGTGTGATAGCCGTTCTGAACGGCGACATTACCTCGTCAGCCTGCTTCATCGTTGGAGCCGTAGTAATCTGATGCGTAGTCGAGGTATCGACATTAAGAAAATAACTCTGTATACACTCAGCATACATAGACTTGGCTGAGCCACGTGCTACAATCAGATACTGCTTTGTAGTCAAGCGCGTCTTAATGGTTCGTTCAATAAAACGTCCTCCACCGTGGTTATCGGGCTCGAAAATACTCCTTTGAACGAAATAATACCAACCAAAGATCTGTTCGGCCCAAAGTTTGAATGACGGAAGCAAATATAGATCACTACCATCGGTCAAGGTGAGTTCGTTCTCACAGTAACGAACGAAGCCTTCAACTGCTTGATCATCATAGTAGATGTTTAGATTGGCAATTAGCGCATCGATGCGGTTCATTTCGAGTGAAATCTCTCTATTTACCGGAATATCGCCACGCAGCACTGCCTCACGAAACTTACCGTAGTAAATCGGCGTCGCCCGATTCGACAGTGCCATTACCAATCCTCCCTTCTAATTGATTAACGTGACAACAGATAGCACTATCACAATCACTAAAGAAATACCACTTACAACTGCATTATAATTCAAACGAGCTTCGCCATGACCAGCACGAGAACCTTGAGCCTGTGTGACGAAAGACGCTAAAGGGCTAACTAACGCTTCGACTTTCTCAGTCAAAGCTCTTAAATCAGCCTTAGTGGCATAATCGCCACGTTCTGACTCAATCTGAGTCCTAAGATTATTGGCTCTCTCATCCTTGTATGTCTGGTCTGCACGAGCAAGAGCGAGTGCGTCACGATCTGCTTGTTCTTTAATCTGTAACGCTTTTTCTCGTTCTATACCAACTTCGGTGTAACGCCGATCCCTCTCATCGAAAAATTTCGCGCGCTCTGCCGCGACTTGAGTGTAACGACGTTCACGCTCTTCTTGAAGCGCCATAAGATGTATAAACAGAGAAATTTTGACTCCGGGATCGGACGTTACACTCATTGGCAAACTCCTTTGTGATTACAGAGCGAACCACTTCCAGGATGTCGGCACGACGCTGTAGGTCATGGCGATAGAACTTCCCGGACGCAGGAAGAATGCACCAACAACGCGACCTGTGGTTACGCCATCGACAGCGACGACTGTCACTGTACCACCAACAACCTCGACCCACATCACATAGTCGGAGTCGTTGGTTACTGCCACCGTGGAGGCAGGGATTGCTGGCTTGCCAGACCAGTCGCCGACTGGCTTACGCTCTTCGGCCGCGGCCAGAGTCGTCTTGAGCTGATCTACGTCAACCATGGTAATCTCTCTTTCTACTTCTTGAGTGCGTTGGCGAGGAGACGTGATACTTGGTCATTAGCTAGTTTCGTTGCCTGCTGCTTGCCGACACCGACTAGAACTTCGCCAGCAAACTTGCCGCCAGCTCTGGTGATCCTTGCTCCTCTTGAAGGAGGAACAACACGCGAATATTGTTGCTCAAGATTCATTCGATCGACAAGCGTCTTGAGCTCCGCATTGCTTAGTGCCTTGACGCCGCCTTTTCGTGCTTTCGAAGCAGCATTCGCAGCTGTGGTATAGTCTTGCGATGCACCTTTATTGGCTTTCGCTGCACGCGCAAGTTGACGATTTGACCGACGAATACCCCATTTCATTCCGAGAGTTCCGTAATGCTCGATTGTGTCTTTCCCAAGAGCACTCATGTAGGCTTGATCTTCGTCCCATCCGTATCCGTCATCTAGACGCCACTCGGGACCTTCGAAGTCATCAATCCAAAGAGCTACCGTATCGAAGTTGACCCAATTAATACCCGGGTAATCGCGTTCGTCCTCATGCGCGGGCGACTCTGGATAACCGAGCGTCAAATGTGGAATCCACTTGGGGAATTGTTCGATCGAATCATAAGCCTTTCGAATGGTGGGATTTTTGAGAAGATAAGTTCGAACCTCCTCGAGCTTCTTGACACCATATCTATGAAAGAACAAGACGTCTGCTTCTTCTTCTCCCAGCGTATCTCGGCGTTCAACCGATAAACCAAATCGACACAATGAAGTATCAACAACATGATCGATATAATCTTCAACGGCAGTGGTGTCTTCCATCGATTCGTCAAGGAATAAAAGCGTTAGGTGGGGCACCTTCTCGCTTGAGATCTTCCACACATAGTCATCCTGTGCAGGAATGGCTACAATTGCTACTCCACGCATGGGGCCTCCTTCCGCTTAGAAAAAGCTCATGAACGCTGCTTTAAGAGCTGGATCTGAACCTCCTCCTACGATTTGAAGGATGAGATTATCCACTGTCTGCGACTGAGACGCATCAGCAACAACCAGAATATGGTGTTGAAGTAGCGATAGGCTTTCGACTGTCTGGGCTTGAACTGCATCAGCGATTGTCAGAATATGATGTTGAAACAGTATAAGATTGTCAACAGTTTGTTGTTGAACTGCGTCAGCAACTGCGAGAATATGGTGTTGTATCAATACTACGTTATCAACAGTTTGTTGTTGAACCGAATCAAATACGACGAAAACGCCAACTGGAACAAGAACTACGTTATCGATTGTTTGCAATTGAACCGCGTCAGCAACTGTCAGAATATGATGCTGAAGCAGTACAAGATTGTCAACAGTTTGCAATTGAACCGCGTCAGCAACTGTCAGAATATGATGTTGTATTAGTGTTAGATTGTCAACAGTTTGTACCTGAGACGCATCAGAAACTATCAGAATATGATGCTGTACTAGTACTAAGTTATCAACTGTCTGAGCTTGAGATGCATCAGCAACCACAAGCACCTGATGATGAGCTAACACTAAGTTATCGACCGTCTGTGCCTGAGCCGCGTCAGCAACTGTTAGTACTTGATGCTGAGTTAATACTAGGTTGTCGACCGTCTGAGCTTGTGCTGCATCAGCAACTACAAGCGTAACGGCCGAGTTCGTAGTTAGAACAACATTGTCAACAGTTTGAGCTTGAGCCGCGTCAGCAACTGTTAGTACTTGATGCTGAGTTAATACTAGGTTGTCGACCGTCTGAGCTTGAGATGCATCAGCAACCACAAGCACCTGGTGCTGAGTTAATACTAGGTTGTCGACCGTCTGAGCTTGAGATGCATCAGCAACTGTAAGTGGAGTAGCAGCGAGGGGGCGAACTGCTATTAGAAGAGCTGAGTTACCAGCAGCACCCACGTCGAGCGACCAAACGCCTACATTTTCCGAAGCGGTATTAAGTTGTCTGAACGCAACTGCACCTTCTAGAGCCCCGATCACATCGCCGCCGATGATTCCAGATTCTAGGTAGTTGGTATAATTTGTTGGAGCAGCTGTGATACCAGTAAATGAACCGGTGAGTGAAATTTCACCATTAACGCCGACAGCGATCCAAAGCGTATCCTCGGATGCCCAATCCGCCGGATCAAGCGCAGCTGGATCAGCAGCAGCTGAAGTTCCATTGGCTTTAGCAGTAGCCGTGGGTAGAGTTGTTTTATGCGCTCCCGGAATCTCCATGAGGAACATTACTGAACGAGTTGACCCAACGGTGGTAACTGTGAATGTACCTGACTCGGAACCGGTGGCATCTAACTTATATGCTGCACCAATAGATTGAATCGTAGTCGAGTTAGCAGACTGATCAATAAACTCAGTAAAGCCACCGCCCCATGCACTGAACTCGGCATTAACAGACCCGCCAAGATATGTAACGATAATGGCCAATAGCAGAGCGCCGGGTGTATTCGGCAAGTTCGACTGATTGGGGAACGTATGCGTCGTAGTGGCAGCAGCCTGACTAGATTGTAAGAGTGAAGTCGCGGCCGCCGTTGGAATGGCCGGGAACGCCATAGTTCACCCCCCTAAGTGTCTAGACTTGTGATCATCCAGATCACGTAGGATCAAGCACCTCGATGTCAAACGCCGGAATATCGACAGTACCCGCGGCTACGAGCGCCTGACTCGTACACGTAGTAACATACCGTAACGTTGAGTCAGTTGTGCGAGCAATCACAACATGTGTTGCGGTACCACTCGCATCAATTACTACTCCAGGCTTGGCGGCGACAGTTACCTTGCGACCTGAAACGTCGCCGTTCGCCTTGGTGAAGTCAGTGTCTGGAGTTAATGCAACGTCAGCGAGAGATACAGCCGCTATGCCTGCATAGTTCGCTGGCTCACCCGAGCAAACGTGCATAATGTTGCATTGATCGATGTAATCGAAATAAGCGTCGATAGTGGCATCGGGGGCTGCTTTAGCCATGACTTCCTCCTAGAAGTTTTTCGCAAATGCGAGTAAGCACCAGGCTGATTGGGTATCCGACCAGCGTAATCCAATGAACGATGATGAACCAGGAGTTGTTGATACTCCATCGTAGTAGCTGTTCGGATCCAGAATTGCACCGTTTAAAGTTAAATTCCAGCCTCCTGTACTATCTTGAACAACCTCGATCATCAACCGAGTAGCACCAGTTCCAGGATTTGCTGGGGCTGGAAGTTCGTAATCAGCAATTAGGACAACGACCGAATCATCTGTAGTAGAATCATCGATCAACGTTTGAACAAGTGGTTCGTTCAGAAAATATGGCAACGAAGTCCAATAGTTAACCCCATCGCCAATCTTCAGTTTGCCAGTATCACTTTCAATACCAGGTTCACCGGAAGATAGAATTGGATTATCGGTTGTCCATTCAGCTGCAGGTCCGCGGCGAAGCTTGAAGGTGTAGGTCATGGTGAACCTCCGTCCAGAACCAAATTATCTTCAAGTTCAGGCTCTACAAGGTTCGGATCGACCCACTGGGTCTCTTCGCGGTAAGCATTGATCCGCCACTCAAGCTCTTTGATTTGCGAATTAAGCGCTTCGACCAAATATGCCGTCTGTGGAGGATCGAACATAATGCGAACCTTGAGATAGACATAAGTTCGAATCGCGTTATAGCGAGAATCAGTGCCGTAGAAGGTGGCCCACACGGCAGTATCATCCTCGATCATGAATCCGGCTTCTGGTCCAATGCCGAGTTGGTTTAGCACGGCGAAGGCTGTGTTGATGTGGATCAGAATATCGAGATCGAAGGCGATGTAATCTGCGTCGATCCCGAGAACCTTCTTAACACTTTTGAGGATACTTTCCTCCATGTTGGCCACCTCCTTCGGTGGATTAGTAGGTAAACAGATGCGCCCAGTCGTCAGACCAGAACTGGCCGTAATAACTAGTAGACGACGCGTAGAACCGCTTCTGCCACGCAGTAATAGCGGCAACTGAATTATTGCCAAGGATACCATCTGGAGTTCCGCAATTGAATCCAAGAGAGTTCAATCGCTCTTGGATCGCTTTGCAATCTGGACGTTCATTAGCATACCATCCGCCGTGCGATTCGTTAGGGCCCAAGTAATGGCCGAACCAATGACCCGACGGCATGTATGACGGCCAGGACCGACGCAACACCGGAACGTATGATGGAGGCACTGATGTCCACAAATATGCTCGTTGATCGACTTTTGACCGATACCACGAGATGTGCGACCAATGGTCATGTCCTGAACCACTGTATCGCTGCAAATTTCCAACGCCATTCCAGCGAGCCCAGTAGTAGACTGGCTGATCTGCCCAAGGCTGCCCAATGAATTCACAGATCATCGGAAGTTCGCCGCGCATAAGTCGCGCGAGAACGTCACGATGCTTGGCCCTTAGTCCTTCGTCCCTGCGATGAGAGAAGTCTCCCGCGCAGGCGTATGACCAATTGACGTATGGCCCATCAGAACCATTTGGATCACGCCAACGTGAATAGTCACCTGAACCAACCTCACTGGCGGCTAGATGGAATCCGAAGGTGTGTCCAACATCGCCAACGATACCCGAATTTCCTCCGCCAAGTGCTGTCCAATCAGACATCTCGGCAACAACAACCGGAGCTGCGACTCCCATCAGACACCACCCTCACTCTTAGGAGGACTCTCGCGATTGAGACGAGAAGCAACTTCATCGATCTCATCCTGAGACAGATTTTCGGTCCAATCCTCCGGCGGAGAATTTCCAGGATCTGGTGCCGGCTTCGGCTCTTCAGTTTCGCTCATTACTCTTTCTCCTTCCGTTACCAAAGTTGAGTGTCACCAGCACTCCTCGGAATATATATCTGAGGTAGTTGCCGTTCGTCACCATAGTGGATTGCGTTGTGAGTTGAAAGCGTAGTCGTGATTAGAAACTCAGGATCTAGTATCGAGTCGTCTCCATTCTGGATCTCTTGAGACGTCATCGGATTCATGTGATGGATGTAGAGTCGACTATGAATCTCAAAGCCCTCAACACCTAGATCGCATCCGAGGTCTCTGGCAATAACATGTTGACGAACTTGGCGCCATTCGTGTGACCGATAGAACTGTTGGTTCATCCATCGATCGAATCCGAATGTGTCTACTCCGACAAACCCGTTGAGTTTCAGATAAGAAAAACGATCTTGGAGGGTATCAAGTCTACGAAGTTCTCTGTATGACTTAATCCTCATAGTGGTCTCCGTCTGGAGGGACTTCCTGACCCGTGTAAGAACGCATCGCTGTTATAGCATTCGCAATGAGCTCTTCGATCCGGCTCGTGGCAGCTAGCGCACCCGTCTTAGCTTTGAGTAGCTCATTCTCATGCTCGAGACGTTGCTGTTCTAGCTGCTCACGAGTCGAACCCAGCTTGAGGTAGTGGCTAATCACCTGTGCCGAGGCTGTCCCACTCCTCAACTGTTGTTCGGCGAGGTCTACAGCCAGTGTAATCAGCTGGTTCTCTCGCCCCTCAGGAGTTGTGGCCCTTCGACGAGGACTTGCCGGTGCCTCAGGCTCAGTTCTCCGTCTCGTTGCCATGGTTTCAACTCCTTTCGGCTTACTTCCGAGGTCTTTTCGGAGTGAAAAGTTAGTGCTAAAAAGGCCTCCGGGGAAAAATTTTAG